TCCGAATATTTTGAGCTGCAAATATATCACTCGGTAAAAGCCACCCGCGACGAACGATCGTCTGCCGTCCCGTTACAGACGACCTTTCGAGGCCTTCTGGATATAAAATTCCCGCACACACATAAGCCAGAGCCAATCCGACCTGAGAAGCATCGGCCATTTTTCTCTCCTCAGACCTGTTGCAGAGACATGGTGCAACGCAAACCCCAATCCGACATCTCGGCAGCGTTAATCGTGTACGTCGTATCCAGATCCGTCGTGACTGTCATATAGGGTTGCAACACAATGCCCGGCAGCCGCGGTAAATACATGACAAACTGCCCAGGCTTGGCTGAACCCGGAATGCCACTCCCAGGCCCCTCTCCTTTAGACCGCAAAACAATCGCAGCAGGACATTCCTCAACGATGTTCCCTTGCGTCCCAGAAACGCCACTGATCTCCACAATTCGATTACATGCCACACATAGTGGAGGCCGAAGGTCATCCACGGCCGCAACAAAAAACGTATTTCCCCCGCAAGTCAGAATATCTCCGACCACAGTGTCTTCACGGCAATCCGTAAGCACATATTCCATAACCCCACCCCAATTGGGGGATCGGGAGAATGTAAAGTCAGCACTCGAATCAAAAGCGAGCATCGGGTGTGCATAAATATTTTGCATGGGAGACAACGGATTATCCGGCCGGTATTGCTCTCCGGAGTGACCTAAAATCCCTGCTGCTTTTGCATACCCTCGACAAAGTCTGGACGCGATCTGTTCCGCCCGCATCATGCCCCCTTCAGATGATGACCAATCGGCCATCCTGCAATTCCAAACCGCCTGTCACCCCAAGAAACGCGCATAAACGCCGACGCCATAACGTCAGAAGCATCACGCGATCACGCACTTCATGACCGTTGTGATACCAACTCGCAGCCTGTGCCGTATCCAGATTTTCAGATGCCCCCAAAAGAGCCGTTTCCAACGGGTAAAGCTGTGAAAGGTACAAACGCACCTGCTGCAGTTCTGCGCCAGACAAGCTGTTAATCCGCCATTCCAACGCTCCCTCAACCTGAAAGAAGCGCCAGGATTCCTGCCCTGTCTCCCGCGATCCAATTGCCGGATACCCGCAAAATCGCCGAACATCGACCTTTTCCCCGTCCGTCAATGGGCCCGAGGAAAGGCTTGCAGTCCCAGACATATAATCCTCCTCCACCAGAAGAACCCCCATGGAATCATGGGGGTTCGAAATCAGCTTAGAAGGTCATGCCAAGTGCATCCGTGCCCAGGCTCTCAATTATAACGCCACGCTTGAGATAGCTGTTCGTCGCCGTGGGAATAACGTTCGTATCTGCCGTCACATCCGTCGGTAGCGCGAAACCCCCAATCCAGTACCAGGACTGAGCGATAATCTGACGCAGTCGATCCAGTGGCTCACGCGTCACCATTGCAACCCCATCCACCATCTCAATCAGTGCGCGATCAGCGTCTGGAATGTCCGAATGGCCGGTCAGCGCACAGTCACCCTCGATCAGAGCCCCCTGGCCCAACAGCAGAGCACGATGAATAGGACCAGCACCAAGAGAAAGCTGCTGAGGGGCCTCTGTCGTCGGAATAAACCGAACACCCAGTAGCTCAATCACCTGTCCGGAACGATACTCTTCCGAACCATACGCCCCCCGATAAAGATGCTTGAAATCATCGTCACGGAACAGTGACAGAAGCTGAATATCATCCAGATAACAATGATATGCCCCATTGATCATAGGAACGTTGTTACGGCGAAGCGTCGCAACACCAGCCAGAACCTGCTGAATACCCAGCGTATCTGCGAGACCGTTTGCACTTGCCGTCTGTAGAGCTGCCGTCGTCAGACGGCCATTCGGACGGATCACCTTCGGTGCCGTTGCCGCAACCACTGGCTGCCCAACACCACCATCTGCAACAGATACGCTACTGGAGAACGTCATCTGCCCAGAGACTCCACCCGGCGCCGTAGAAACATTGTTCGCATCCGCTACCACGCGCACAAGCGTGTATATATCCGAACCAACAGTCACAGTCATGCCATTGCTGGATCCAATCAGCGTAACCTGACCATTAACGATGACGGACTGAAATCCCCGAATGTCATCAACCTGAATGGTGTCGCCTTCAGCATCAAGCGCAACACTAACGCGCGTATTGCCACCCAGATAACCACCTACTCCATTCTGAGCTCCACCAAACAGCGTATTGCGCGCCAGCCGATCCAGAGACTGCATAGCCTGAACACCATTTGTGTTGGCATTTGCAAGAAACTGCGATGCAATCCCGACACCACTCGTCACCATATTCAGATCAATCGTGTCGCCATACTGATTGATCGAAAGAGTGTATTGCTCAACAGACCAGCCAGTAGGGCTCATTCCGTTATCGAAGTTGGTATTGCCCGTTGGATTTAGCGGTGTCGTAACGGGAGCCTTCAGACTCTTACGCGTCTTGGTAAGAGTTTCACCAATAGCGTTGGGAAAAATCTCGCGATCAGCAACCTGTCTAAATCCCAATCGAGATTTGAGACCGTTTTCAAACTCCCGTGCCAGAAAACCCTGCTGAATCGCAGCCTGAAGCTGAACTGGAAAATTTTCGATGCTCATGAATGTCATTCCGTAAATATTTATGAAAAATTCCGGCATATTTGGCCGGTCAAATATTTAATTCACTGTCGAACTATCAGGCCCGGGCCAGAAACTGCCACTTGCGCGCTTCGTAATCAGCTTCAGTAGCTGCGCGCGCATCAAAAGGTTCAATGCCGCCAGGCTTCGGTGCCGGGTACCCAACCGTTGTGCCACTCGAATATCCGGGCCGCACAATTTCTCCGAACAGATATGCACGCTCCTGCCGCGCCTGTTCCAAAGCCTCAATCACTCCCACAACCGCGCCATCCTCAGTGCGGGTAACACCGCCCATATCAATCAGACGAACAACATCTTCAGGATTATACGCGCCCAAACGAACAGCCTCTGACCGCAGAGCCGCAACCATAATTTCACGGTCACTTTCCTGCTTCACACGAGACACAATTTCCTCATGCGATCGCTGCAGATCTTCCTGCCGGGCAACAGCATCCGCCATTTCCCGACGAACGGATTTGACCTCATCCTGCGCTTGAGCAAGCGCCTGACGCAGAGCCTCCACACCCTCAATAGTTTCTTCAGACACGGATATTTTCCCTCCGTTCAACGTCACGCCTCATCCGGCGCAACCCACTGTTCAAGCACACGCCATTCTGCCCCGGGGTCAGAATTCCCAGACGCCGTCGCATACATTCTGACAGCCGTCTCTCGGCTTAGAATCCCGTTGGAAACAGCCGTCACCAGCCCCTGCGACAGAGACAGAAGCTCCGGATCCGTTGCAGGGAACCAGGCGGGCCACCTCAATGCCATGCGACAATAAGGGAGGTCTTTCACCAAAGCCCCACCCAACCGCAGACCGTTTTCCAGCACACAGGAAAAACGGCAGGCCATTCGGTAAACAGCCAAAAGCCCATTCTCGCCATAAGAATGCCGCAGCCGATCCACCAGCCAGATCAGAGGCTGGCACATCATTTCCATGGCCTTGCCAGACTGCACGCCTGAAATCCGATCGCCATGCGCTCGGTTGCCGTGCAGTTGCTCCAACGCAATTTGCCGCAGTTCCCGATAGTGCTCGAGCACTGCCCCTGCGGCATTGCCGTTAATTTCCAGAAGCTTGGCATCCCCTTCAGGAGGCAACGTCAGAGCCGACGACGCTCCCCCTTGATGAGCCACACCATCCGAAAAACCTCCAGTTTTCAAAACCAGCGTCGGATCAGAGCCATATTTCAGACCTCGCCCAGCCTGAGACAGAAGGTAGTCCGCCTCAATGACCGTATCGATCGCCCGTTCAAAAGTGCACTCCCCTTCCGGGTCGCGCCCATGTAAACTACCCAGATTGCGGATCCAGATAATCGGCACAAAACCCAGCCCATGGCGCACGGACCGGCTTTCATCCCGAACCCCACCGTCCATCCCGACGAGCCAAGGTACGGAAACTGCGCAATCCATTGGTGTCCAAATCCGCTGCCACCAGAATTGCGCACCCAATAGATCTTCACCAATTGGATAACCCTGCGCAGCAAGATCCCGGCCTCGAACAAGAAACCGCTCCTCAACACGCAAAAGCTCGCCACTGGCATCATCCCAGATCGGCGTCAGATAAGCCGTATCGAGAACCGAAAGCTTCGGCACCCCAGCCGAGACCTCAAAAAGAATCACTACCGAGCCAATGGAACCGGACGTTGCAGCTTCCATCATCA